TAACTATTGATGGTGCGCAATTCTATTGTATAGCGGAAGACTACGAACCTGAATGGGCGCAAAATGGTAAGCAAGCTTTAGCACAAAGCAGAGTGGAGTTAATGGCAGTGAACGAACCAACACTATTTAATAAATCATGTTAATGGAAAAAGGAGTATTAATCCTATCACTTGGAAGCGACCTTTACGGAAGGTATGCGTTCAACTTGGCTTTATCAATTAAGCATACATCGCCCGATGTACATATAACAGTGGTCCATTCAAATAATCTTTTTAGGTTAAGTGAAAAGCAAATGTCGGTATTTGATAATCTTATCGAATGTCCAGGGGAGTATTATATGAGTGGCAATAAAATTTGTTATATCAATGCAAAGCTTTGGTTGGACAAATTAACACCATATAAGAAGACTTTATTTCTCGATGCTGATATGATAGTATCGCCGTACAAAAGTGTTGAGAGCATCTTTAAAAAGTGCGACAATAATCCTTTTGTTATGGTATGCAGAGGTGTAGATGTGAATGTATCGGAATGGATTAACGTGGAGGAAATGAAAGAAAAGTTCGACCTAAAAAAATGGTACGATTGCAGTTCTGAATTAATGTATTTTGAAGATACCAAAGTATTTGAGAAAGCACGCGACATCCACGAATTGTTTTTAAATGGAGAGTTTTACTTTAAGAACTTTGCTGGTGGTGTGCCTGATGAAGCTTGCATAGTTCCCGCGTTACTTATAAGTTACAAGAAACCGAAGTTCGTACCTTTTAAACCGAGTTATTGGGAAGGTATTGAGAATAAATTTATGAAGAGTGAGCAAATTTTTAATAACTTTGAGTTATTATCAATAGGAGGTAATTCGGCATCGAAACACGTCCAAAATATTTACAATTTAGTTATTAAGTGGTATGGTTCAAAGACTGGGTTAGCCACTTTTACGTATGAAAATAAAATGCGCATCCAAGAACGAAAATTAATTTAATGGAATTAACATTAAACCAGGTAGCACCATACCTTTCCAAATACCAACCTAAAAGACGTGAACACCACGAAGACTATTTAGAACAATATGAAGAGCATTCATGGCACTTCGAAGGCGAATATCCTAAAGAATTAATTGAGCGCCGTAGACCTGGTGAACACAAAGATATAAAACAATGGCGCGAGGCGGTATACCAACCGATGACTAAAGCACCATGCAGTAAGGTCATAACATCACTTCAGAAAATACAGAAGTCACCTGACTGGCACGTTACAAAAAGCACGGTTGACTTTCCATTAATTGCAGAAAATGAAGACTTGTACACGTATATGTACAAAAGATTTCCAACTTTTCAGACAGTGGAGAAATATGCAACAGATGTTTTCTTGCGTCAGTATCTAATCGATGCAGGTGCTATTGTAGTGGTTAAACCATTAAACTTAAATAAACTTGAGAATGAATATTTCAAACCAATGCCTGAAGTAATCAATTCGGAATATGTTTATGAGTTTATACCTAACCAATTATTTATTTGGAATGGTGACGAAGAATATTATTTCAAGAATGGTAAAGGTGAGATGAAAGGCGAGGTAGTTTATGCTTTAACAGATACACATATGTACCGCTATGAGCAAATAAGTGCGGATGGGAAGTATCGCGAGGCGTGGGCATATCAGCACAATTTGATGGAGTTACCAGCTTTTGAAATTGGTAGTGTGGTAATTGAGTTTACTAATCAGGAAAGGCACTATGAAACACGTGTTGCTGGGATGATACCAGCATTAAATGAGTGCGCTCGTGAATATTCAGATGCTCAAGCTGAAATGGTGCAACACATTTTTAGTACCATGTACACTTACGAAACTGCTGATTGCAACGTATGTAAAGGTAGTGGGATGATTAACTCAACAACAGGTGCAATTGGTTGTACGGAGTGCGATGGAAAAGGTAAATATCCATTTAATCCATTTGAGCATATTGTTATTTCAAATAGTGTACTTAAAGAAACACCGCCAAATCCTCCTGCAGCATACATACAAAAGCAAACGGAGATTATAAACATCATGGATAGTAGATTTAAGCAACGTATTTACGATGCATTAAGTTCTATTAATATGGAGTTTTTAGCGGAGAAACCGATTGCACAATCAGGTGTAGCAAAGCAATACGATGCTGAAGAATTAAACAACTTTGTTTATGCCGTGGCTGAAGATATGATTCATTTCATTAATATGACATCTTATTTAGCTGGTCTTTGGAGATATTCAACTATCTATTCTAAAGAAGATATAATTACAATGTTGCCACAAATTAACGTGCCTATCAAATACGAAATAGTAAGCGATAGTGTTATGTTAGATGATATCACACGAATGGTTAACGCAAAAGTGGATGCAACTTTAATTATTGCAGCAGAGATTGAATATGCGCGCAGAAAGTTTAGCACTAATCCAACCATTGCTGAACAAGTAACTTCGAGAATGGAACTTGATCCTTTAGCGGGACTTGGTGACGATAGTATTTTAACGGCAAACCAATTAGGTGTAATTAGTAAAACAGATATTACAATTCATTATAACATTAATAAATTCATAGCGCGAGCAATTGATGAAAATAGTAATTGGTATGACTTAACGAAGTCAGAAAAGTTTGCTATTTTAGTCGGCTACGCTGAAGAGCTAAATAATGCCATCCCAGGACCAACTAATCCAACAACTACTTAAGACTATTGACGATAGTGTTAATGCTTTCAACGAACAAATCCCAAGTGTTCAGAAAAAGGCATTTGCCAAAATCGTAAAGTTAATGGGAGACCTCGACAAGACCGGTGACACGGTTAAATTGTCGGTTAAGAATATTAAAATAATCGCTCAAATAAAAAAGGAGTTTGAAGGTGCTATTATCGATGGTAACTACAAAAAGAAAGTTGACGAATTTTTAAAATCGTTTGATGATGTAAGTGACATCAATAGTAAATACTTTACTGCGGTAACAGGTGATTTTAAACCATCAGATGTATTTGAGGCAATTAAGATAGCATCGGTCGATAGTGTTACTGAAAATTTATTAGGTAGTGGCATTCAATCCAATGTAGTAAATAAGCTTAATGACATCCTAATTCAGAACGTAACAGGTAGTGCATCTTATGAAGATATGATTGACCAGGTGCGTATATTCATGACCGATACTAAAGAAGGTGATGGGGCATTGGCAAAGTATGCAAAGACATATACTACAACTGCGTTAAATACTTATTCGCGTCAGTATAATGAAACGGCGGTGTCTGACCTTGGACTTGAATGGTATAAATATGTAGGTTCATTATTAACATCGTCACGACCTTTTTGCGTAGCTTTAATTGATGCTAAAAAAGAAGGTATGGAGTTCGTCCATAAATCGCAGTTTGATGATTTCTTACGCGGTGATATAAATGGCAAAAAAGTACCTATCAATAAAAAGACTGGATTGCCTGAAGGTTTGGAAGCTGGCACAAATGTTTCTAATTTAGCCGTCAAAGCTGGTGGTTGGAATTGTGGACATCAATTTATGCCAGTTAGTAGTAAGATAGTACCAAAAGAGTTACTTAATAAATATAGATAATGGATAAACAAATTGAAATTTGGATTGATGGTAAACTAAATACTATCATCCCGCAGTCCAATGAGGACAACATGAGAGAACATCTTATGGAAAAATTCCAAGGTAGATTTACAATTAAACCGCATTTACCTGAAGGTGAGATTGAAAAGAAAACCGACATGATTTTTCAAAAATTAGACATTAATGCCATCAAAGAAGAGGCAACTAAACAAGCAAAAAAATTAAAGAAAAATGAAACTATCTGAACTACTTAACAATGTAATGATCGCGGCTGGTATTCCATCTGACGATGAAACTTTAAAAAAGTTATTGGGAAATCCCGCACTTAACCAGGATGATATTCCTGCAAATTGGGAAAGCGCATCGAGCAACATTATGACCGTTGACACGGCTAAATTTCATCCTGCGGTAAAATCACACTTTTATGGTGCTGCACTTAATCCAGTTGAAACGGAACTTCAAAAATTAATGGAAGCTTACGAGTTTGGTGATGAAGATAAAGCGGAGTTCACTGGTATTAAATCGACTTACCAAAAAATACCTTTATTAAAAGAAAAGATTGATGCATTAATGACTAAAAAAGCATCCGCTAATACTGGTGATAGTAAGAAATATGCGGACCAAATTAGTCAGTTGAATGCTGAAATCGTAAAGATTAAGCAAGATGCACAACGCCAGGTTCAGGAAGTTGAGAATAGTCGCATTAATGAATTAAAGGATTTGCATATTGATGGACTTTTAAATGGATATAATTACATCAAAAGTTTAAGTAAAGATGTTGCTAAAGTATCGGCTAAAACTTTAATGAACCAATATCTTGACGCAAAAGGTGCAAAGGTTAAAATTGAGAATGGTAAACTTGCTTTAGTGAATGCTCAAGATGAAGCTTTGCCATATGTTGAGAATAACCAACCAGTGGAGTTTAAAACATTGTTAGATAAAATTGTGGCTGATAACCGTATGTTAGACCTTGGTCAGCAAGCGCAACAAGCACCGACAAACTTTGGTACAACCGCGCCAACGGCAAGTGCTGGTACACAATTTTTACAAGAACAATTAGCCGCTATTCGCGCCAACCAACAATTTAAAATTTAATTTCGTTCTTTATAGATTTCTTGCTTTCCACAAATCAGTTGAAAATTGAGATAGGTACTTGTTACTTATCTCTTTTTTTTTATACCTTTGTAATAGTAAGCAGCATTGACCGAAAGGTCTTACAAAAATTCTTGGTCATCAGACCTTATAAAAAACTTTGTCGAAAGACATTATTTTTCTTGCTTTAAAATCACAATTAAATTTATTAAATAAAATGGCTTTAGGTTATTGCGAAGCGGTGGTATTGCACCTCGCTACTATAAACGAAAATTATAACGGAACGAAGGTGACACAACCTGGTTTCTTAAATATGTTATTACAAACTCCAAACGCACCAGAAATCGTTGCGGCTTATGGAGAAGGTCACCGCCGTGAAGTGCGCGTGAAATACAAAACTCCAGTTACAGAAAATCAGGTTTCTACATCTGAACATTGTGGAGTTGACGTTATCCCAGCTTATGCTGAAACTACAGTTCAGTTAGGTAAATATGTACAATTATCAATGCACGTAACTGACGATAAAATTCGTCAATATTGCGCTGATGCATCTGCAACAGTTGCAGTTGGTTTACCAGCTACAAGAATGATGAGTGAGCATTTAGATTCAATTCGTCATGCAATGCGTGGTCTTTATGCAAAGATGGAAACTCAATTGACAACTG